GCTGAATGTTTTCAAAGGCGGTTTTCCGAGTTCTTTGAGGCTTTGTTGTACTAGGGCACAGATCAAGCTGGAATCCAAGCCGCCACTCAAGAGCGCGGCAACGGGTCTTTCAGTCATCAAGCGTTTTTGAACGGCGTTGCGAAGTTCGCGAGCTAATTCGTGCTCTGTACGTACAGCTTTCAGCCAAGGGACGGTGTGGTATCTCTGTTTCTTCACATAAGAAAGAGCAGGAGTTTGTGCGATTTCCCAGACTTCTCCAGGAGGGAATTCACAGATGGTTTCGTTATCCATGGCAAAGGGTTCGAGTGCTTTACGTTCACTTGCAAAAAACCATCCTCTTTCATCGGATGAGATATAGTAGAGAGGGCGAACGCCATAGGGATCGCGTGCAACAACATACTTTGCCACATCACCCATATTTTGATACATTACAAGCGCAAATACTCCATCAAGAGCACGAGCGAATGCCACAGAATCTCCTTGGCAAGAATCCCAGAGAGCACCGAGAACTTCGCAATCTGACCCAGAAATTGTGTAATAGGGGATTGTTTGTTCAAGTTGTTTAGAATTGTAGATTTCTCCGTTGCACATCCACGCCCACTTTTTGTCAGACCAAGTGAAGGGCTGCATTCCAGCCTGGTTCAGGCCGTTGATGGCGAGACGAGTGAAGCACCAGGTAGATCCGCTGAGATCAAGCCATTCGCTTCCTTCAGGGCCGCGCGCAGCTAGAGTATGTACACCAGAATTCCATAGTGCTGAATGAAATTCCTCTCCAGAATTGGAGGAATTTACAGAACTTGAGCGAATCCAGATCCAAATTCCACACATCCCCTCTAACACAAGTTTCTGAATATGCTCTTAGACCGGCATCGCATTTGAGAATAAGTTTAAAAAATGAAAGATTCTTTCCATAAAAGATAAAGTCCCTCTTCTAGAAAATATGGCTCAAATAGATAATTTCATACACACCTCAATTGCCTTTTATCGGCCTATAAAGAGAACATTCTATATTTTGAGATGGGATTCGAATATTCGTCGTTGGCGAAAGTATTGTGACGAAGATCATGAAGTTCCCACGGTTCACAGGTCAGACAGTCTTCCTCCCGCCTCTTGTAAAATATATATTAAGAATGGAAGGAATACGTATAATATTACTGTACGTGCTAATGGACTCTTTCTAAAAATGGATGGTGAGAATATTCCTATTGTTGAAAGGACTGTTGGGCAGATAAAGCAGTCTTCAATTGGCACAGAGTATACAACAAGAGAACTAGCAGATCAGACACAGTATATTCAGAATATTGATTTGTGGCGGACTGTAACAAATACGGTTGTGGATAATGATACACCTGATACTCCTACAGAAACAAATGATAATACAAATATGGCTGCAGTTCTAACTGCCATGCGTCAGTTTATAGACAATAATGTAGAAACTGAACTAAATTTGACACGTACAAATATATCACATTTAGTCATCACAGACGAACGTCTTACACAAATTGCTCATAATTATATTGTACAATCCTTGGATTCGCAGCAGAATCTGAGACCAATTCCTCAAAGGGTTGCGAAGGTCCTTGCTCAAGATGCTGTGAGGAATAATGAGATGTGCGCGATTGATCTTACTCCTTTGACTCTCCAAGAATCTGCTGTAACCTCATGTTTCCATGTATTTTCCGAGCCTGTTTTAACAGAATGGTTTCAAAGAAATCAACCGAGAGTTTCTTGTCCTGTATGTCGTGAAATATGTGTAATGACAAAGGTGGGCGAGGCTTAAATTAACGCAACCATTTTTTACATATACGCGAGAATGTTGGTTGAGCCTATGCAGTTATTAAAACTTATGTTGAAACACAAGGTAAATATAAAAGGAATCTTACACTTGGGTGCGCATTTATGTGAAGAGCGTCATGTATATAACACGGTCCTTGATACGAAAGATGAGAATATTATATGGGTGGATGCTTTGGAAGAGATTACGAATATAAATAAACATGTGGGCATACCAAATTGTTACACGGCGGTCTTAGATGAGGTGGAGAGGGACACGACGTTCAAGATTACGAGGAATACAAAGGCGACGAGTATAAATGCCCAGTCTTCTAGTTTACTTGACTTAGGGACGCACAAGGAGGATCATCCTGAAGTTGTTGTTATGGCAGAGATTCCTGTGAAGACGCAAACTCTGCTGCAGTTTGTGGAGAGAAACAACATAGATATAGCAAAGTTTAATTTTTGGAACTTGGATCTTCAGGGTTCTGATTTACATGTTCTTCGTGGTTCTAGGAGTCTTATGAAGTATGTTGATTGTGTTTACATAGAGGTGAATACGAAGGAGGTATACAAGGGTTGTGGGCAGATCACCGAGTTGGATGCTTTTCTGAGTGAGGAAGGTTTCACGAGAGTGTTTACACATGTCTATGATCATCTGGGTTGGGGAGATGCTATCTATGTAAAGAATGTATGATATAAATTTTATTGTACTATATAAATGATTGAAGAAGGGATCTTATATACTGTAACGATCTTCTTTTTATTTTTATTATTATGGCAAGTGAAGAGGTTTCATGAGTCATTCAGGGGTGGTGGTTCAGGTGGTGGTTCAAGCAAAGGGATGGGCCATGGATCTTTTGGTGGAGTAGGTCATGGTGGTGGAAGTTATAGGGGTGGTGGGGGAAAGACAAGTTATGGCCATGGGATTAGCCAAGGTTTATCATCGTATGGTGGTAGTGGATGGTGGCCTTTCTTCACGTCAGCTTGTTATATAAATGAGAATGGGAACAAAATATGCCAACTACCTCCTCCGAACGCAGTCTATATTGCGTAAAAATGTGTAATATAGGATATGTTTTATAAACAATATGCCTTATAGTCGCAAAGATCTGATCCTTTTACACAAGTACAAGGATGAGAAATACAAGCAGGCTTTAGTGGATCGTGTTGTCACGTATGCAAAAACAGAGGTGTTGAAGGTTGCGATGTCAGGCGAGACTGCTATGAGGATTACCACATCTTGGGCAGGAAGTCGTGTAGAAATGTTAGATCTTGCGAAAGAAGAAGATTCTATTCGCAAATTACTAGCGGAGATTTTCTTTGATGCCAAGGTTGAAGTGATAACCAATTGTGTATCGTTTGTTATTTATGACCACTGTGAAATAATCGTAAAGATTGACTGGAGTTAAAGACAAAGTAAATAAAATCCACAATACGAATGGAGTATGTTGTAAAGGGTGTTTTATCGGTAATTCTTACTTATACAACACATTACGGAGTTTCAAAGATGTATCACATTTACTGTGTTCCTAACGGGGTCCTGGGTTATTTGCATGGATTTATTACAACGGGCAGTCCTGTATGTAAGGGTGCTTTACATGTAATATCTTCTACGCAAGTTTCTTATTCAAATGTGATTACTTTGGGTGTTTCTCGGTTTGTGTTAGATTGGTTTGCTCCAGGTTCTTCAGTTGTTATGGATGCGACGACGTCTTCTTAAACAATCATGAAACCAACAAGCAGAGATGGCAGCCCCGACTCCATATGCCACGGCCGAGGGTTCTTTATACGAACTGGTTGCCCGTGGAAATAAGGACGTATTTTTCTATCAAGATTTGCCGAAAAGTACTTACATTTTTGATTCGATGTATAAGGCACAGGCACCTTCTTCTTTTGAGATACGTAGAGTTCCTCCGCACACGGCGTGTGAATTTGGTCGTACCGTGAATTTTGAGTTTGACTTGGTGGGAGATTTGATGATAAACGTAGCACTTATTATCAATCTCCCATCGTGGTTGCCCCCATCAATCAGCCCCTCTAACACAAGTTCTATAATAACCGATATTGATGGTGTATCTTATGGTTATACAAAGGGAATCGCATATTTTTTATTTGAGGCGATTCAGGTGTATCAAGACAACATTTTACTACAGGAGTTTTCTGGTGATGCTTTGTGGGGAATTGCGAGGAACAGGTCTACGTATGGAAAGGGTTTTGTGGCGGTTCAACTTACGGGTGAGCATGATGGGAGTCCTTTGAGTATACAGCGGAATGCTACGCCAGGGCAATTACGGTTGGTGATTCCTGTGGTTGGATCGCAGGATACGGATGATGTAGGATTTCCGCAACGTTCTACGCAGAGTCATACTTATCGTCTCCGTTGTAAGTTGCGAAAGTTGGAGGATTTGGTGGAGTCATCGGATGGGCGTATGAAGCCGATTCCTTGGGGTCGTACGGATTTTCAGCAGCAAGCTGTACGATATGGTGATTTTACCCCTTTTACTACCCTGAACAGGACAGAAATAGCTCCTTTGGATATTCAATTGGAGACTCAGCAGATTTATGTCCCGTTTGAGTATCAGCAAGAGTTGCAGAAACCTCAGAAGGTGATGTTTACGCAGTATTATGAGAATGTATTTACGCAGAATCAGTTGGATTATGCTGGTGTGGTGGGGGGTGGGACGAGTTTAGTAAAGTTACGATTGGATGGCATACATCCTTCTGGGCGAGTTGTTTGGTTTTTCAGGAGTGTGAAAGATATGAATGCGAATAAGTTATGGAAGGTGAATACGGGCATAGTGGGTGCTCAGAGTTATTTTAAAACGGTGAATTTTCAGATTGCTGGGCGTGATCGTGAGCTTCCTCGTGGTTCTTTTGTGTGGCGTGATATAACGAATTTTGCGAAGGAAGAGACTGATACCGGTCTAGAAATTAATACGATGAATTGGACTTTGGGATCTATAGCTCCTTTACGGTTTCCTGAGGCGGCGGGGCAGGTAACAGGGGCGGTGAATTTTACAACGGCAGACCGACCGGTATTTTATATAGATTTGAGTCTTCCTCCGATAGATCCTTTGACGGGTGCTCCGAACACGGAATTACGTGTGATTGTGGAAGGTTGGTCAAGATTTGACACGGACGGAAAAGGGCGGGCAGAATTATTTAGTGGCAATTAGAAAAGAATGTCTGAGCCGCTATTGTTTGACCCCATGCATCCCGATATTCAGCAAGAAATTTTAAATAATGTAAGCACTATGGCTGGAATGTTGGAGGAAAGGAAGAAGGGTGCTACGCAGCAAGAGATAAGAAGATATATAGATTCTCAGACAACTGCTATTTATAATGCATATTCTCAGAGTCCTTGTGTGGTAGGAACTGAACAACTAGAGCAACTGAAGATATACAGCAAAATTTTAAATTCCCAACTTTCTACGGTGAATTCTGCAGTGTCGATGTTAGAGACTCAAATATCTGCTGGAATGCCTGAAATCAGTATGAAATCTTTTTCAACTCTCCTTGCGGAGCCTTGTATGCCTACCACACTAGATCAATACTTTCGTCCTTTGAATAAGACCTAGAGAAAGGTCGGTGAGTAAATCAGATGGATAGTGGTGGATATTCTAGGCCTTTGGGAGATATAGTCACTTTGTTGGATCTCGCGCCTCGCGACTTTCAAGATAATGAATTTACTCCCTTATCTTCTGAGAAGACTTGGTGGCTTCCAGACCAGGATAGGCGAATCTTTCCTTTTTCACTCTCTGTGCAAGAGTTTCCTTTTCGTGGTCCTACTTCTTTTGGTCAAAGATTTACATTTGACATAGGATCTTCATCAGCAGGTGATCTTTTGTTTAGTGCGATGTTACAGATTGAGTTGGGTCACTGGTTTGATGACACGACACTTTTGGAATTTCAAGGAAGGTATGCTGACTATGTGAAAAATCATGGTAATTACGTGGACGATCCTTGGTTTTATGCAAATAGTTTGGGTTCTGTGATTATAGAAAAGGCGGAGTTGGAGATTGGTGATACTACGATTGAAACGGTGGACGGTGATTTTTTGAATCTTGCAAGTTTATTGATTTTTGATGTGAATCAGCAATATGGTGCAGCGGTAGAAGGAATTGGTCGCCGACCTATTGCGAGTTTATTAACAACGCCTGTGTATCGTCCATTTCCTACGACAAATCGTATGTTGATTGCTCCGATTCCCTTCTTTTTTCAGAGGACGCGTTTGCAGGAGGCGATGCCTTTATTGGCTTGTCGTGATGGTACGGTGAGAATTCATGTGACTTTGCGTCCTTTTTCGGAGTGTGTGCGTCGTTTATCTGGGCGTCGTAACACTTGTAATGAAGTTCCTTTGGATAAGAAATTTCAGATTGTGGAAGGCGGAACAGTTTTACGTGATGTGTATACTCCTGTAGCGGCTCCTCCATTCCGAAATATTCAATTGATTACTTATACGGCGCAGACGGATGGAACGATGCGTCAGAAGATTTTGAGAAATCCTTTTGAGGTTTTGACGAGAATTTGTAATACTTTCTACTTTTCTGAGCCGTTGAAGTATGTTACAAACAAGACTCAATCTGATGTGATTCAGGTTCAGCTTCCTTTGGAGGTGAATCATCCTATGGAGGAGATTTTATGGTTTGTGCGTAGGAAGGCTACGGCGAACAATAATGAATGGACGAACTATTCTGCCGTGATGAGTGCAGAGTATGATCCTGTTTTTAATCCGCGTCGTCCTTTTTTGAAGAATGCTATTTTACAGTTGAATGGGATAGAGTTGATTAATCAGGAGGAGCAGTGGTTTCGTCAGCATATTGCTTTGGCTCACAAGGGTGGGGCGGCAGCTTATGATTCATATGTGTATGGTTATTCTTTTGCGAAGAATCCTGCAGAGCACCAGCCTTCTGGTACGGCGAATGCGTCTCGTTTACATTCGATACGTTTGACGTTGGATGTGAGTCCTCCTGGTGGGATTTATGAGCAAGAGTGGGAGGTGAAGGTGTTTGTGATTACTTTGGAGTGGTTGAGATTTCAGGATGGTCTTGGTAACAGGATGTATACTGATTAATTGACGGCCTATAGTTTTTACGGACATGACACCAGAATGGCGTCGGCGGGTTTATTGAAGCTTTTACATTCCGGTCTTCAGGATGAACGTTTACTTCCTCCTAAGGGCCAGCCGCGCATAGAAGCATTTCA